GGCCACGTTCTCGCTGGCTGTCATTGAACCCGTTACCAACGCACAGTCCTTCATGCTTAACAAAGATGTTAATTACATCCGAGCGGCGTATCCCGACCCCGACGACACAGGGACTCCGCAGCACTATGCGCAGTTTGACCAAAATACCCTGATCCTCGGCCCCACGCCTGATTTGAATTACGCGATGGAACTGCATTATTACTACTATCCGCAGTCTATTGTCACTGCTGGCACTTCGTGGCTGGGGGACAACTTCGAGACCGTGCTTCTCTACGGCGCTATCCGCGAAGCCTATGTCTATATGAAGGGCGAGCAGGACATGGTTGCGAACTATGAGAACAAATATCAAGAATCTCTGGGGCTTCTGAAAGTTCTGGGTGATGGTAAGGATCGTCGTGACGCCTACCGTAGTGGTCAGGTGCGCATTCCTGTTCTTTAATCGGGAGAGAAAATGAGTAGTTCAGTAGCGGCACTGTTGGGCGGTATCAAGGTTCATACAGTTAGCGGTCGCGGCAGCAACGCCGAGGAGCTGGCGAATCTCGCAGTGGACAAAATTATATACGTCGGTCAGGACAGCGACCCCGTGATTGTTGGGCAGGCCATGGCATTCAAGGAAAGAATCCACGCCGTACTTGTCCATTATTTAGATGTGGCCCAGAAAGCGGAGCGCAACACTATTTGCATCAAACTCCAGCAGCAGGGCCATGAAGACTTGGCGAACATTGTTCGCAACCTTTAAGGAGTAACACATGGCTATCACCCAAGCATTTTGCACCAGCGCGAAGGTTGAATTGCTTAACGGCATTCACGCTTTCAGCACCACGGTCGTTCGCGGCTCTACCGCTGCGGATACGTTCAAGATCGCCCTTTTCACTTCGTCGGCTACTTTGAGCGCATCTACCACGGTCTACAGTACATCCAATGAAGTAGTCGGAGCGGGTTACACCGCCGGTGGCAATACTTTGTCCGTTACCGGCCCGACTTCTACCGGCACCACTGCGTTTCTGGACTTTACGGACACGACTTGGACGACGTCAACTATTACAGCCAACGGCGCTCTGATTTACAACGACACGCAAGGTGACAAGGCGTTTGCTGTGCTGGCCTTTGGTGGCGATAAAACTTCGACCGCTGGTGACTTCACGATTCAGTTCCCGGCTAACGACGCGACAAACGCCATCATCCGTATTGCTTAACGAGGTAATTCATGGCGCTCGTACTCAAAGACCGGGTTAAAGAAACTACCACGACTACGGGTACGGGCACCATTACGCTTGCCGGTGCAGTGACGGGGTATCAAGCGTTCTCAGTAATCGGTAACGCCAATACGACCTATTACTGCATCGCCGGTGGTTCCGAGTGGGAAGTTGGTATTGGCACGTACACCTTATCTGGAACCACACTCGCCAGAACGACCATTCTGTCTTCGTCCAATGCTGGAGCAGCGGTCAACTTTAGCGTTGGCTCTAAAGACGTATGTGTGGTCTATCCGGCTGGGAAAGCTGTGTATGGGTTGATTGACGACACGCTCTTTAATATAGCTATTAGCAATAGTGCATTGGGTGCTAACACCACCGGCGCAAGAAACCTCGCAGCAGGTGCGTTCGCCCTAGACGCCAATACTACTGCAAATGACAACGTGGCTGTTGGTTATGATGCGCTGGGCGCTAACACCACTGGCTTTGAAAATGTCGCGGTCGGTAATCTGACCTTAAAAACTAATACTACTGGAACATGGAACGCAGCTGTTGGGCATAAAGCACTTGAAGCCAACACTACAGGAACCCTCAACACCGCGATCGGCTACGGCTCTGGTAGCGCAATAACTACTGGCACCAAGAACTCCATCATCGGCGCGTACACTGGCAACCAAGGCGGGCTAGATATCCGTACGGCCTCCAACTACATCGTGCTGTCTGATGGTGATGGTAACCCACGGGCCTACTGGAATGGAGCTAACGCCACTTTTGGTGGTGGCCTCGCAGTCACCGGTGCGCTGAGTGCGACGGGGAAAGTTACAGGCACTTCCGCTGGTGGCGATTACGCAATTCGCGCCGTTCGTTCTGCTGGCGATACCTTCGCAATTCTCCCGCAGCTTGCGGGTTCTGGCGCTACGTTGCTTGGCCTTAATGCGGCTGAGTCGGACTACGAGCCGGTTACAGTTTGGGCTGAGACTTTTAATATCGCTGCCCGCACGGGTGTTGGAACTGTTACGAATGTCGGAGCGTTTTCCTCCACCGGCCTAGCAGTCACCGGGAGCGGGACATCGACCTATTCCGATGGAGCTACTTACACTCTCGGCATTTTAAGTGGTGGGGCAAGCATAGCCAGAATTGGTGGAACTTCTGGAACTACATCCCTTGAGTTGATGGTTAATGGCTCCGTTATTTCCACGCACTCGTTAACCGGCCTAGCAGTAACCGGGACGCTGAGTGCGACGGCAAACGGATCACAGTTAACACTGGCAACTGCCACCAACCCCACAAACTACAAGACAGTAATCAGTTCCGCATACGATTCCGTTAATCCGTTCACTTTAACTGGAACGTATAACGGGTCTACTGCTGATTGGTTGAAGGTAACGGCTGGCGGGGGCTATGCAAGCCCAAAGTTAGTCATCGGCAACACGATGACCACAGTAGATATTCATTCTGGGTCTACCGCTATCGCGTCAGTCTCCTCCACCGGGCTGTCGGTGACTGGGGTAATTAAGTCTACAGGCGGGTCTTGGCCTTCACCCACATCTGGGCAGGCTGTTATGTATGGCAATGCCACAGCTGGATTAGTCCTCGGTGGCAACGGCTCCTCGTCAGATATTCTATTAGCTGATAAAAATGGGGCAACCCGCGCTGAGATAACTACAACCGGCCTCGCAGTCACCGGGACGCTGAGTAGCACGGGCCTACTCACCGCATCTGCTGGCCTGACTTCCACGTATGCAAAAGTAACGGCAACCTACTCCGGGGTGCAAGAGGCGAATAAGGGTGAGTTTGCGTTTACTACCGGCAATGTTGAATTTTATAGCTACGGCCCCAACGCCGCCACTCCGGGCGGATACGCATTCATTACTCGTTCTAGTAACGCTTCGGTCAATGTAACGCCCGTCACCATTTCCTCCACCGGCCTCGCAGTCACCGGGGCGCTGAGTGCGACGGGAACTATTACCAGCACATCATCCGCTATAGTTTTACGGAATAACGCAGCGGGAACTACTTACAAAGAACTGGATATAGGCAACACAGGAAACTCTGTTTTTCTTGGCGTAGAAGGCTCCCCGACACAGTTACTTACCGGAGCAACGGCGTATGACTCTTTTATCAACACCGCCACCGGCACAGGATTCGTCACAGCAGTAAACTTTGTCACAGTAACCCGCGCAACCTCCACCGGCCTCGCAGTAACGGGAACGATCAGCAGCACGGGCAGTGCTGGCATCGGGACAACTGCTACAGCCAATGGTCGTCTATCCGTTCTCGCAGCAGGGGGGGCAACCGGCAACTCGCTGTTCTTGTCCAACTCCGACGGCGTGTATAACCCGTATCTGCAAGTTCAGCATAACGGCATCCTTGGCACAAAACTTTTCTCGTCCTCGTCTTACGGCGGCACGGCCGGTGAATTAACTATAGCTTCGGGTGGAGTGGATGTTGCTGTTTTCCAGAGCACCGGCCTCGCAGTCACCGGTGAGGTTTCCGCAACCACTGGCGTTAAGACTGCGGATGCAACCACGCTGTATTGGGGTGCGGGGTCAGCATACATACTCGGCTCGTCCGGTTCTTCGTCTGTCGGGATATACACCGGCAGTAGCATCAGGGCATCAGTCAACAATAGCGGCCTCGCAGTCACCGGAACACTCAGCAGCACGGGCAACCTAACCGTAACCGGCGGCACAGTAACCACTGGCTCGACAACGGCGCTGGACTTGGGAACTTCTGGCGGTAAGTCTTTGCGGCTTAATAACACCGCTTCGGCAGTCAATTACTTTGAAATAATCCCAACTGCTTCTGCGGGTGCATTAGCCGTTCTTCGTGCATCAGGTAGTGATACTAATGTGAGTATGTATCTCGATGCTCAAGCTGCTGGTGGATTTGTTTTTAGGACAGCAACCGGAGCATCTACGCAGGTTCAAGTCACCCACACCGCCAGCGCCAACCGCTACATCACGCTGACTGGTAGCAATGGCGGAAATCCGACGATTGGGACGAGTGCGGGGAGCTTGGCTGTTTCGACCGGCCTAGCAGTCACCGGGGCGCTAAGTGCGACGGGGGATATTAGTGCGGCAAGTGTTTCTGGAACTGCCGTTGCAACCCAAGCAGACCAAGAAACCGCGACCAGCACCACAACAATAGTCACTCCCGGTCGGCAGCAATTTCACCCAAGTGCGGCAAAAGTGTGGGGGCAGGCTGGTGTTACCGGAAACTTAATTGTCGGTTACAACGTGACAAGCATCACGGATGTAGGCACTGGGATTGCAACAGTCGTGGTGGGGACAGACTTTTCAACTGATAACGTCCCAATTTCTGACGTTGTAAGTGCGCTTGGTACAGTATTTTCAAAACTTAACGCAACTCCTGCGATTGGTTCTTTTTCAATAACCGCATCAAGTGCGACTGGAACACCAACAGATCCAGATCGTTTTCTGTTTTGTGCCTTTGGAGATCAGTAATGATAAAAATCGTTTTTACTTGCGCTGATGGCGGTGTTTCTGTAATGGGGCCATGCGAGGGTGCGCGGTTGGCTTATGGTGTGACGTTCTCTGATGGCTCGGTTATTCGTAGTGAAGATGCGCGACCAGTGGATACTTTCTTGCGGCGCTGGCCTGTCAATGGTGCAGTTGCGGAATGGGCAGAAACCGAGGCTGAATTTATCGCTCGCATTATTGCCAAAGACGTTCAAAAAGACGCAACCAACGTGCATGTAGTAGATGGGTCTGAAATTCCCTCAGACCGCACCTTCCGCAACGCATGGAAAGACGATAACGGAATTAAGGTTGATATGGGCAAAGCAAAAGACCTAACTAAAGACAGACTTCGTGTTGAACGCAAGCCGCTGCTTGAAGCGCAAGATGTAGCCTTTCAACGCGCACTTGAGACTGGCGCAGACACCTCGGAAATTGTGAAAGAAAAGCAAAGACTGCGCGACATAACGAAACAGGTGGACTTGCTGGTTTCTCTTGATGAACTTAAAGCACTAAGAATTGACTGACGCTTCATAAATTCAAGACGGTCTGGCACGAATAAATAAACTGGATAAAAAATGACTACTTGGCTAATCGAACAGATGGATTGCGCCGTTCAGCAGGACGGTGAAGCGGACGTTGTTATCACCGCAGCCGCATGAACTACCTTAAATCCAAAACTATCTGGTTTTCCGTCCTGATTGCTGTGGGTGGGATTCTGGAACAGTCTCAGTCAGTCGTGTCTCAGCTAGTCGGCCCCGCTAATACGGGCTTGGTGATGCTGGTCATTTCTGTCGGAGTAGCAGTACTGCGGATTATCACTACGCAGCCTATCAACCAAAAGTAAACGTCAAATAAGGACGCATGATGGAAACCAAAGAAATCGAACTGAAACTGACCGTTGCAGAAGTGAATGGTATTCTTCAATCTCTGGGTCAGATGCCGTACTCGCAGGTGGTGGCTTTGGTGCTAAAAATCCAACAACAAGCGCAGCCGCAAGTCGGGTCGCCAGAAGAGCCGAAAACAGAGGGATCATGAATATGGAATCCGTTAGGTCTCGTTTTGAAAACCAAACCCCTGAAGAAGTCGCCCGTCACTACAGCGCAGCGATGGCCTCTGTGAACCTGCTCAATGCTGGCAAGCCCGAGCGCATGTCGGATGCAGAATGGGTTGACACCAAGAGGCGTAATGTAGAGCACCTTGAGATCATGGTTGCAAAATCCTTTATGCAAGATCAAGACCTCACCCCGCTGCAGGCCGCTATCGCCGCAAACAAGTAACAGTAGTTAAACTAATTAGGAGCAGTCTGGTTGTTTAGCGATTTCCCATTCTCGGCTGCTCCTTTTTCCGGCATAGGGCTTTCTCCTGATGTCGTTGTTTCTGTTGTTGGCGTTCAAGGCGGCACCCAGCTTGGCACCGTTGTTGTCGCTGCCTCGGCTATTATTTTTGTTACGGGCGTTCAAGGCGATACTCAGCTTGGCACCGTCGTTGTCGCCGCAGATGCAGATGTTCCTGTCACCGGGGTAGAAGCTACGGGGCAGGTTGGTTCGGTTGCAGTTTCGGGTACTGCTGTTGTTCCTGTCACCGGCGTAGAAGCTGCAGGGCAGACCGGAACTGTAACCGTAACCGGCAACGCTCTATTCTCAGTCACAGGTGTTCAGGCTAATGGGTTCGTTGGGGACGTTGTTGTCGCAGCAGATGCAGATGTTCCGGTTACAGGCGTTCAATGCGATACCCAACTTGGCACCGTATCTGTATCTCTAAGCATAGTTGTTTCCGTTACCGGGGTTCAAGCCACAGGTCAGACTGGCACCGTAACTGTAACCGGCACGGCCTTTGTTTTCCCTGTGGGTGTTCAGGCCACAGGATTTGTGGGGAATGTACTGATCTGGTCAGTAATCGACGATAATCAAACCCCTAACTGGGTGCCTGTAAACGACAGTCAAACGGGCACTTGGTCTCCTGTAGCGACATTGGCGGCTTGATATGAGATGCGCAGTTATTGATACCGACGGCCTTGTGGTGAATATCATCATGGCAGAGCCTACCGATCTGGCTCCTGCAGGGTGTTCTCTTGTGGGTATCGAGGACGCCGTATTCTGCGATATTGCTTGGTCTTGGGACGGGTCATCTTTTATAAACCCTAACCCCCCAGTCATTCAGCCAGAAACTCCAGATGGCTGATAAAACCATACTGATTACCACAGGCACCACATTTACGGTGCCTGCGGATTGGACAAACACTAACACCATTAGGGTTATTGCCGGTGGCGGTGGTGGTGGTTCCAGTGACGCTACTGCTGAAGATGGCGCAGGTGCCGGTGGTGGTGGTGCGTTCTCAATCCTTACCAACTTTACGCTTACCCCCAACGCGACGGTCAACATCAGCATTGGTGCTGGCGGCACTGGTCGTGCGGCTGGTGCTGCGGCTGGCCCTACAGCCGGTGGTGATACTTGGCTCAATAAGACCACAAATGCCGCACCAACTTCGACGACTGACGGTGCCTTAGCCAAGGGTGCTAGTGCCAATGCTACTGTTACGGCGGGCGGTGTTGGCGGTCTGGCATCTGCTGGTGTGGGTGACACCAAGTTTAACGGCGGCACTGGTGGCGCTGGTTCTGCGACTGACCAGACCGCAGGTGGCGGTGGTGGCTCTGCGGGTGACGATACAGCCAACGGCGGCACTGGTGGTGCAGGCGGCACTGTAGCTGGCCGGGGTGGTGGCGGTGGTGGTGGCACTGGCGGTAATGGTGGAACCACGACAAGCGCATTGGGCGGTGTTGGCGGTCTTTCATACACTGGCGGCGCTGGTGGCACAGCAGGTAACGCATCTAATGGCGGCGACGGTTCCAATGGCGCGGGCGGTGGTGGCGGTGCTGGTCGGGCAGCTAATAACCAGAACGGCTTTAACGGCGGCACCGGCGGTGCTGGTACGGAATATACGATTACAGCAGGTGGAACTGCGGGTTCAGGCGGCGGTGGTGGTGGCGGTGGTGGCAACAGCAATACAACCAATACTGGTGGTGGTACGGGCGGCGCGGGTGCTTCCTACGGTGGTGGCGGTGGTGGTGCGGGTGCGGGTGACGATAACGTCGGTGCAGGCGGTAATGGTGCCCAAGGCGCGATCATCATCACTTATACGTCCTCCACCGTAGACGTCACTGTTTCGGTTACTGGGGTTTCGGCAACCGGCGAGGTTGGGAATGTAACGGTTGTAGCCTCTGCGGTTGTCCCCGTTACCGGAGTAGAAGCCACTGGTCAAATCGGAGACCCCACTGAGATAGGCAATGCCGCAGTTCCGGTTACAGGCGTAGAGGCAACTGGGCAGATAGGTGATGCCACAGCTACTGGTGCTGCAGTTGTGCCCACCACGGGGGTTTTTGCTACCGGCGAGGTTGGAGATGTAACGGTTGTAGCCTCGGCAGCAGCCCTCGTCACAGGCGTAGAGGCCACCGGTGCTATCGGCACTGTAACAGTGGTTTTTGGGACAATTTATGTTCCCGTTACAGGCGTAGAAGCCACCGGGGAAGTTGGGAATGCCACGGTTACAGGCACGGCTGTCGTGCCTACCACGGGGGTTTTTGCGACCGGTGAGGTTGGTGTCGTCGTTCTAACGGGGACTGCTGTTGTCACGGCATCCGGAGTGCAGGCCAGTGGGTTTATTGGGGATGTTGCGGTTGTCATCGTTCAAAACGAGACAGTTGCCGTTACAGGCGTAGAGGCTACCGGGGAAGTCGGAACAGTTCAGATTGCGGCCGGGGCGGTGGTGTCACCGTCTGGAGTAGCCGCTACGTCGGCCTTGGGTGTCGTAACTGTATCTGTTGTTGCGAATATCAATGTTGCGGTGCAAGGTGTTTCAGCGACCGGTGAGGTTGGGTCGGTTACCGTTGCTGGGAACGGGCTGGTTTCGACTACTGGGGTGGAAGCCACCGGAGACATCGGGACGGTACAAGTTTCTGTAAATCAGACGGTGCCGGTTACCGGGATTTCGGCCTCTGGATCAACGGGTTCTGTAGCAGTTACAGGCACTTCCGTTGTAGAATTGTCTGGCGTAGCCACGATCGGTGCAGTCGGCGATGTAACGATCGCATTCATATATCAAGTAACCGGAGTCTCAGCCAGCGCCGCAATAGGTGATGTAACAGTTACGACGACACAAGGAGCAATTGTCGTCCCGACGGGAGTGCAAGCTGTGGGCGGAACTTCATATGTCACAATCTGGGTGGATATCGATGACGACCAAGCCAGCAACTGGAGTCCAATCTCAACGCCCCAAACCCCAAACTGGCAGGGCATAGTTGTCTAAACTAGGAGTTTCCGATGGCAAGCACATATAGCACCAACCTAAAAATCGAGCTAATCGCTACCGGTGAGCAGGCGGGTACTTGGGGTACTACGACCAACGGCAACCTTGGCACTGCGGTTGAGCAGGCGATTGTGGGCTACGGTAACCCGAACTTCACCACAGACGCTGACCTGACGATCACACTGACGGACTCCGACGCCTCCCAGATCGCACGGGCTTTTGCCCTGAATGTTACGTCCGGGGTATCCCTTACTACGACCCGGAACTTGATTGTCCCGACGATCCAGAAGCCCTACCTGATCTACAACGCCACAACCGGTAGCCAGAGCATCATCGTCAAGACCTCTGCGGGTACGGGGGTTACGGTGCCAAACGGTGCGCGAACGCTGGTGTATGTGGACGGCACGAACGTCGTCTCTTCAGTTTCCAACCTGCCGACCCTGACCCTCAACACCGCTCTGGCCGCAACTTCTGGCGGTACTGGGCAGTCCAGCTACGCGATTGGTGACCTCCTTTATGCGTCCACCTCAACGGCCCTGTCCAAGCTGGCGGATGTGGCGACAGGTAACGCGCTAATCTCCGGGGGCATTGGTGTCGCACCCGCTTGGGGCAAAATCGGCCTGACAACCCACGTTTCGGGCACCCTGCCGGTGGCCAACGGCGGCACTGGCGACACGACCTACACCAACGGCCAACTGCTGATTGGCAATACCACCGGCAATACTCTGACCAAAGCCACCCTGACCGCCGGTACGGGCATTACCATCACCAACGGCACCGGCTCGATCACCATCGCTGGCAACACCGGCACAGTTGCTTCTGTCAGCGGCACCGGCACGGTCAACGGCATTACCCTCTCCGGCACGGTTACGTCATCCGGTAGTCTGACACTGGGCGGAGCCCTTTCGGGTGTAAGCCTCACGACGCAGGTCACCGGCACCCTGCCGGTAGCCAACGGTGGGACAGGGGTTACGTCCTCTACAGGTACGGGCTCTGTTGTTTTGTCTACCAGCCCAACGCTGACGACGCCAAATCTTGGGACTCCTTCTGCGGTCACCTTGACCAACGCCACCGGTCTGCCGCTTACTACTGGAGTTACTGGTACTTTACCGGTTGCCAATGGCGGCACGGGCTCTACTGCGACGGCTTACTGCAGCCTGACTACGAATGTCACCGGGACGCTGCCTGTGGCCAACGGTGGGACAGGGGTTACGTCCTCTACGGGCTCTGGCTCTGTAGTTTTGTCCACCTCCCCTGCGTTGACCACCCCCAACCTTGGGACTCCGTCTGCTGCGACCCTGACCAATGCGACGGGCTTGCCGCTTACTACGGGGGTTACCGGCACCCTCCCAGTAGCTAATGGCGGTACCGGCGCTGCGACATTGACAGCAAATAATGTCTTGTTGGGTAATGGTACTTCTTCCCCGCAAACTGTTGCCCCTAGCACCAGCGGTAACGTGCTGACATCAAATGGGACGACTTGGGCATCATCCGCTCCGGGCCAACTTCAATATGCCCTTTATACTTCTGGCACAGCAACTTGGACGGCTCCTACCGGAGTTACCCGCATAAAAGTTATCTGCATCGGCGGTGGTGGTGGTGGCGGTATAGGCGCAACATCCGGCCCGTGTTGTTGCTCGTTTTCTAACGGCGGAAACGGGGGCTACGGCGGAATTGCTGTCGGAATTTACACGGTAGTTCCCGGCACTGGCTACGTAGTTACTGTAGGCGCTGGAGGGGCAGGTTCAACTACAACTAATGGTAGCCCCGGCGCAACTAGTTCTTTAGGTTCGTTGCTGTCCGCGACTGGTGGCGGTGGTGGAGTTGCCCTAGGCGCTGATGGTGCAAATGGTGCTGGCGCAAGCGGTGTTACCGGCAACGGTTCTGTTATTGGTGGCGCGGGAGGTAGTTTTACTGGGGCGCTTAGTCGCGCTAGCGGCGCATCTCTTACGGCTGCTACAGCATGGACTGCGGTTTTAAATCGCGTTCCCGGCGCAAGGGGCGAAGGTCAGTCTTCATCGCCCGATCAGGCTTCGGGCGGCACCGGCGGCGCTGTTTACATTGAATATATTGGATAACCCATGAAAGCACTCATTTCGACTGTAGAACCCCGTGAAACTGGCTACCGTGTTGCAGAGGTAGAAGAAGATGGAAACATTTTTCCCGTTTCTCCTGAATTGTTTTGGACTGATTGCCCGGATGATTTAAAGGCCGATGAAAAGTGGTATGACCCCGCAGACCAGCAGTTCAAGGATTTCCCGGTGCCTGAACCAGAACCGGTGGTGCAACCTATAACCACAGGCACACAGCCGCTGTGACTATCCGCGTCCCTCCAGCACACAGCTTTACCTACGATGGCGCGATAGTGAACGTGTTTCATGCCAACAAGGGTGAGGGCTTGCCAAAGCACGAGCATGTGTATTCCCATGCCACGTTCTGTGCCGCTGGCTCCTGTGTCATTAGGAAGCAAGGGCGCGAAGTTGTTGTGGTGAAGCAAACCCAACCGATAAATCTCATCGAGAACGAGTGGCACGAGATTGAGGCGCTGGAAGACGGCACGGTGTTCATCAACGTATTTTCTGAAATCAAAATTACTAAGGTTTCTGGCAAATAAATGGCAACAAGAAAGCCAAAAGCAGCAGTTAAAGCTGTTCAGCAGGAAAGCCCTGTTGACAAGGTTATCGGCTTAATCAAATGGGTAGATAACCCGTTCAAACTTTTTACTGTTCTTGTCATTGCAACCTTTGCTTTCGTAGGTTTCTTTGCTTGGGAAAGTCGTGAGGTTCTCAAGTCTGCGATTACCGCTAATGACAAGCTTTCTTCCCTGAAGTCTGACTCTGAACTGCTTGCCATATCTAGCGATTTAATTAAGGAGGCTGGCGGCGAAGTAGTTGTCGTTCACCAAGCCAACCTGATGATAAACAAGCGCACGACTGTTATGGCTGCGGACAAGAACGGCAGGAATAAATCGGTCGAAGGAACTGTCACCAGCATCTTTAACGAAAGCCCCGGCAGGAACAAAGCAGTTGTAGCAATGCTGAACGGAGAGGTTCTGTGCGAGGATTTCAAGCCTTCATCAAAAGTAGGTGAATGGTTTGTAAAGAATGAAGTGACGTTTGTATGCCGAGGCTCTATACCGCCTGAAATTGGCAAACTGGTCGGGTATGTAAGCGTTGGTTTTAAGAGTAAGCCAAATGACACCAACTCAGTGAAAGTTATAATCAATCAGTCCGCAGCAAAAATGGTGAGGTTAAAATGATTCCGATTCCCGCACTGTTGACGGTCGGTGCCAAGCTGATCGACAAGTTCTTCCCTGACGCACAGGCTGCGGAACAGGCCAAGCTGAAGCTGCTGGAAATGCAGCAGAATGGTGAATTGGCTCAACTGAACGCCGATGTATCCGAGCAGGAGGAACTGACGAAGCGCCTTCAAGCCGATATGAGTAGCGATAGCTGGCTGTCCAAGAACATCCGGCCTATGACGCTGGTGTTTATCCTGATTACTTACACCGCATTTGGTCTAATGTCGGCATGGAATATTGAAGTCAACAACAACTACGTCGAACTTCTTGGACAGTGGGGTATGCTGATAATGTCCTTCTATTTTGGAGGCAGGACTCTTGAAAAAATTATCGGCATGAAGAAGGCCAAGGAATGACTCAACTGACCATTAACTTCTCCCTCGCCGAGCTGACCCGCTCCGAAGCTGCTGACCGGAACGGATGGGATAACACGCCCAACGAGCAGGAAGTTGAGAACCTAAAACGGCTGGCGGGTTTACTTCAACAGGTCAAGACGGCAGTTGGCGGTAAGCCGGTCATGATTAACAGCGGGTTCCGGTCTAAAAAGGTCAACGACTCTGTAGGCTCAAGAGACACCAGCCAGCACCGGCTAGGCTGCGCTGCGGACATTCGAGTGCCGGGTATGAAGCCTCGGGAGGTAGTGGAAGCCTGCATTACTGCCGGGGTGCCGTTTGATCAGATCATTCTTGAGTTTGACTCTTGGACGCATATCTCTGTGCCGAATACGCCGGACGCTAAACCTCGTAACTCCCGATTGATTATCGATAAGCAGGGCACACGCCCGTACGCGTGAGGTAACACATGCCACTATCCAAGCTGCAGTTTAAACCGGGTATCAACCGCGAGAACACCAATTACGCCGGTGAAGGAGGTTGGTATGACGGGGACAAGATTCGTTTCCGTTCTGGGTACCCTGAAAAGATTGGTGGCTGGCAGAACCTCGCTGCGTCTGTTGCGGGCGTTGCAAACACCTACAAGGGCGTGTGCCGTAACTTGTGGAACTGGATCACGCTCAACAGCAGTAACCTGCTTTCCCTCGGCACGGAGCAAAAGCTCTACATTGAGAACGGTGGTGCGTTTTATGATGTCACGCCGATCCGCTCCACAGTTACCATCAACAACAACCCGTTTGCAATAACTACCGGTAGTAAACTTGTCACCGTAACTGATACAGCTCACGGCGTAACCGTAGGCACATACGTTACATTCTCCGGCGCTACCGGTGCAGACTATACGGTCTTCAACGGTGAGTATGAGATCGTTACGATAGTTGATGCCAACAGCTATAACATCATCCTCGCTACTGCCGCTACCGCTACGGGGTCTGGTGGTGGAGCTTCGGTCTCTGCGGCGTATCAGGTCAACTCCGGTAACTCCATAGCGTCTCTCAGCACCGGTTGGGGTGTTGGCCCGTGGGGTCGTGACGGCTGGGGCGAAGAGTTCTCTGGCACCGCTGTGGTTCAGGAGACTAACGCTCTCCGTCTGTGGTCACTGGATAACTACGGCCAAGACCTCGTTGCCGCCATTCGTGAGGGTGCTATTTATTACTGGGTGGTGGATACCACTACGAGCCCACCCCGCGCCGTGACATTGGAGAGTCTTGCAAACACCGCTGGTTACGACGGCGACTTTGTGCCCAACCGGGTATTTGAAATCCATACTTCCGGGGTGCAGCGTTTTGCTATTTGCATCGGTGCCAATCCCTATGACCCGACAGACTCTGAGACCGAGTTTGAACCCATGCTGGTGCGGTGGTCAGACCAAGAGAACATTTATGAATGGGTGCCCGCCGCTACAAATCAGGCAGGTGAAATCCGGCTGTCCCACGGTTCTCGTCTTGTTACTGCTCGTCATGGCAGGCAGGAGTTTGTGGTCTGGTCGGACAGCGCCATCTACTCAATGCAATACCTTGGACCACCCTATGTTTGGGGTGTAAACCTGTTGATGGACGGCGTATCAATCGCTTCCCCCAATGCGGTGGTGGGCTCCAGTAATATCATGTTCTGGATGGGTATTGATAAGTTTTATATGTATGACGGTCGTGTGCAGACACTGCCTTGCTCGATAAGGCAATTTATTTTTAACGACCTTAACACCAGTCAGTTTTACCAAGTTGTCGCCGGGGGTAATGAGCAATATAGCGAAGTGTGGTGGCACTACCCATCCGCGAACAGCACGGTCAACGACCGGTATGTCATATACAACTACTTGGATAATATCTGGTATTACGGCAACCTGAACCGCACGGCATGGCTGGATTCTTCATTAAGAAGGAACCCGATGGGCGCGTTTAGCATAAAGACCAGCTATCTCTCCGCAGCAATCGACTCGTCCGTCACGACCATCAACCTTTTGGATGCTTCCAGCTACCCGGCCTCTGGGGTTATCCAAATTGACAGTGAGCAAATCTCTTACGGTAGCCGGACTTCCGTCGCATTAAACGGATGCGTTCGTGGGTTTAACTCGACAACAGCAGCGTCTCACACAGCATATACGGTAGTGCCTTTGGTTGTGCCCAATCAGGTCATGTATCACGAGGTCGGGAATGACGACAACTCTACCGCCACGTTGGTGCCGATCGAAGCGTATATCAGTTCTTCGGACTTTGACATTGGCGACGGGCACAACTACGGGTTTGTGTGGCGGATACTGCCTGACCTGACTTTTGATGGTTCAACAACCGCTGCTCCGGTCTACCCGGAAGTCACTATGGTGTGTAAACCCCGACAAAACTCTGGTACTGCCTACGGAGCCCCCAGTGCCCCGGGCGTGGTTAGCGCCCAAAGCTACAACACCCAGCGCGTTTACACGGTGCAGCAGTTCACCGGTCAGGTCTACACTCGGGTGCGGGGGCGTCAAATGGCGTTCGAGATTAGGTCTACCGGGCAGGGTGTGGCATGGCAGTTGGGTGCCCCTCGTATTGATATCCGTCCTGATGGCAGGAAATCGTAATGCCGATTCTCAAGAGGCGGTGACTACCTTTCGTTTTCGTATGGTTCTTTCTACGACGACAGTGATCAGACGGACGGAGACACGACCCGTGCGTACTTTGTCCGTTTAAACAGTACAGACCTGAGCCAAGGGGTTACGGTTGCGAACCGGTCAATTACGTTCACTGGGGACATTGCGGCGACTACGCTGACGGTAACGGTAGCTCCTGCGGATGGAGCAATCTATATCGGGATGCCAATTACCGGCACCGGGGTTACTGCAGGCACTACCATCACGGCATTCGGTACCGGCGGAGGTTTGACGGGCACCTACACGGTTAGCACTTCACAGACGGTCTCCAGTACCACCATCACTGGCACGTTGCCGACCAAGGTCACAGTTGAAACCGCAGGGATTTACAATATCCAGTTCAGTATTCAATTTATCAACGCAAACGCTAATGACCAATCAGCCAGTATATGGGCGCGACAAAACGGAGTAGATATTCCGGACTCCAACGGTGATCTTTCGATACCTGCAAAGCACGGCTCTACGGATGGCCGGTTAATTGCGGCTTGGAACTATTTTGTTACGGCGGCGGCAGGGGATTTTTTTGAGTTGATGTGGTGTACCGACAGCTCCAATGTCAGCATTCAGCAATTAGCTGCACAGTCCAATCCGACCCGTCCCACCACCCCATCCGTAATTCTGACTGTAGCCCGGGTGTCGGATGTTCCGGAGGTTGTTTATGCGTGATATTATGTTGAAAACTTTGGGGGTTTTATGAGAGACACCGCCGCTGGTTTGGCCGCCCTCGGGCGTGGCGAAGACAAGATGCTGGTTCACATGACCCCCGGAGAAGTGCGGGGTCTACAGGCTATTGCGCTCGCGCACGGCGGCTCCCTGACCATCAATCCACATACCGGACTTCCCGAAGCAGGGTTTCTGAAGAACATCCTTCCCGCGCTGGCCGCAGCTGCTGCGGTTGCTATTTTGGGACCTGCTGCTGGCGCAGCTACAGGTGCTCTCGGGCTAGGGGCGGCAGGCACCGGCGCTGTGGCAGGCGGGATCACGGGGGCGTTGACCAACAAAGAAAACCCGCTAATGGGTGCTTTGACAGGTGGCCTCGGTGGCTATGGCATTGGTGGTGGTTTAGGGGCGGGTATGCAGTCAGGGTTGTTCGGGGGTGGAGCAGAGGCTGCTGGTGCTGGGATAACCGGGGGAATGCCTGCGGTGCCCGGAAACGCGTTCTTACAGTCTGGAGCCTCGGCCACGGATACTGCGGCATCACAGCTTTTCGGGGGGAACCAACTAGCTAACCCGGCGGTGTTCCCCGGAGCGGCAGAAGCTGCGTCCTCGCAACTGCCACTGGCGTTTCCCGGAGAGCAATACCTACCCGGTGGGCCTTCCACCTATACCGCTGCGACTTCGTCAATCCCGACATTCACCCCCAATGCAGATCAGATGAGCATGGCACCGGAAGTCACGCCCTCAAAACCCTCCTTCATGCAAGCCCTCGGCCAGCAGTTCCCCTCCACGGGTTCAAAAGTTGCAGGTGCCGCTGGTGTTGCCGGACTAATGGGTGGGTTTGACCAACCTGAACTTAATTTCGCCGCGCCGGAACAAGGGCCGTCGAACTACCGGAAACAAGGCCCCAGTAAGCGTCCTTATGACCCGTCGGCTCCGGGTGGCTACTACTTTACCGATCGAGGTATCCTGCAGCCCAACTTCCTTGCGGCCAAAGGTGGTGAGGTGCCGTCTGTACCAGAGCTTGAAGATGGTGGTTTTGTTCTCACTAAGAGAGCGGTGGACGGTATTGGCGGGGGTAGTAACAACCGGGGTCAACGTGCAGCGGCTGCTGGTCTTGGATCGATCCCCATCAGGGGCCCGGGAACTGGCACCAGCGATTCTATTCCTACGACGATCGAGGGCAGGCGTCCGGCGCTGCTGTCCAACGGCGAAGCCTACGTCCCAAGGGATCAGGTCAAACGCCGGGGAGGGGCCAAGAAGTTCTACGCCCTGATGAAGCAAGCTGAGAAGTCAGCCCGTCGGGCATGATGGTCAGTTTGATCCCCCAAGAGCATGTCCATGAGTGTTGGCCGGATGTGCAGGAGTTTATGGACAAGGCAGCGGAGTATACGTTTGGTCGGTATCACGAAGACGATATTTATGACTTGGTGACTCAGAGACCGGACTATAACCTCTGGGTTGCCTTTGAAGAAGGCCCGGTCTACTATGGGGCAGTCGTCACCGGATTCACAGACTATCCCAACAAGCGGGTGCTGACGATGCACTTCTGTGGTGGGGACGAGCTCCACCTCTGGAAAGCCCCCATGCTGGCGCTGTTGCGCCGCTGGGCAAAGGATACGCAATGCAACGCCATCGAATTTACGGGGCGCAAAGGTTGGATCAAACTATTCGCCAATGATGGCAACCAAGTTCAATGGGTAACCTGTGAGTTACCGCTAGGAGATAGCAATGGGTAAAGGCGGCGGCTCGGCACCGGCACCATCCACTCAGACTGTTCAGCAGTCTAATATTCCGGAATACGCACGTCCTTATTTTGAGGACATTATGACGCGGGGGACTACCGCGTCCAACGTGCAGTATCAACCCTACACCGGCGAACGTGTCGCACCTTTTACCCCGATGCAGCAACAAGCATTTGAGGGTGTGCAAAACCTCGGGCCTTCGCCGCTAATCGGTGCAGGTGCAGGACTCACGGGATTGGCTGCAGGTCAAGCCGCACAGGCTAGTCAGTATCAACCGATGGCCCCCCAACAGACATACCAAGCGCCGCAGTTCCAAGGCATGGGGCTGGAGTATCTTAGTACCCAAGCGCCTAATCTGCAGCAATATCAGATGGGTCCGGCTGAAAGAGTGCAAGGCGCACAGACCGGCGCAGCTCAAACAAACTACAATCCGAATCTTCAGACATTTCAGATGGGCCCCGCCGAGAGAGCGAGGACGGGGTCGTTTGCCCGCCCGGGAACTGCCGAAGCTTACATGTCACCCTACATGCAGAATGTGGTGGATGTGCAGCAGAGGGAAGCGCAACGGCAAGCGGATATCGCCCGGACTCAACGAGGTGCGCAAGCTGTCGGTGTTGGTGCATTTGGCGGCTCCCGTCAGGCAATCATGGAAGCAGAAGCCGCTCGAAATCTGGCAACACAGAAGGGTGACATCCAAGCGCAAGGGCTTCAATCAGCCTACCAGCAAGCGCAGCAAGCCTATCAAACAGATGCCCAACGGCAACTGCAGGCGAATCTTGCTAATCAACAGGCCGGTCTCACCGTTGGCGGGCAGAACCTTCAGTCTGCCCTTGGGGTGCAGCAACTGGGCGCTCAAACAGGTCTGCAGACTTCTCTGGCCAATCAACAGGCTAGGCAGCAGGCCATGATGGCCAACCAACAAATGCGTCAGCAGGCGAACCTTGCTAATCAGCAAGCGGGGCTGACTACAGGCCAACAGAACCTTCAAGCGCTGTTGCAGACGCAGGGCCTCGGTGCTCAGACGGGTATGCAGTCTCAACAGCTCAATCAAGCCGCACAACTCCAAGCGCAGCAGCAGGCACTTGGTCAATCGCAGGCTGCCAATCAGTTTGCCCAACAGAACGCTCAACTCGCTGCTCAATATGGGCTGGCAGGGCTTCAGGCCGGGGAGCAGTCACGACAGTTTGGTGCCAACCTCGGGCTTCAGGGCGCGGGGATGCTTGGGCAGTTGGGCGGTCAATTTGGCCAGCTGGGTCAGACGGGGTTTGGCCAACAAGCGGCGGCCCTTGAAGCGCAACAACGTGCGGGCGCTATGCAGCAGGCTCAGGGTCAACAGCAGCGCGATATCGGGTATGAAGAGTTCATGCGGCAGCAGCTCTACCCGCAGTCTCAGTTGCAGTTCCTGAGTTCTCTGCTTCGCGGCTCTGTTGTTGCGCCGCAACAGACGATGTATACCTACCAGCAGCAGCCGTCGGCCATTTCACAGATTGGTGGTCTGGGGCTGGGCGCACTGGGTCTGTCGCAGGCGTTTGGCAGAAAAGATGGTGGCGAGATCAAAGGGTATGCGGACGGCGGAGTTACGGGTGGTGATCCCAAAGCTCAGGGTGTTACGCCGTCACGCGTCACCAACGTCAAAAAGCAGCTGCTGGCTGGTGTCGATCCCCGCAAGATACCTGATCCGCTGGGCGTAATGCTGGCCCTGCAAGATCGAGACTTCGTCAAGCAACTGGAGCTTACCTCCGCTGCAAAAAACCAGCAGGCTCTGGACGGTGGTCGGCAGCAAGCACCCAGTGTATATGACGAGGAAATGGGCAAAGTCGCTGCGGGTATCGGCGGTGTTGACGCTGGTGTGATGGAAGATGTTTATGCAGGCGGCGGAATCGTGGCGTTTCAGTATGGCGGTTCCAGCATGGGCGCGGAGATGGGTGAGATGGGTGAGATGCCCGAGCAAGAAGTACGCCGCAAACCTACTCCGGAAGAAGTTGACGCAACTATCGCGGCCAGACGCGCTCGTGGCGAAAACCTCGGGTTGGCTCAGATATTGGATATCCAATCAGGTGACATGGGGCTCCCTGCTACCCTGCCGCAACCTGTAACGGCTAAACCAGCACCTGTTGTTGCACAACAAAAACCACCGGTTCAAGCTGCCCCCAACACACAACAGATTCCCGCTGCTCCTGTTAAACGCACCGCAGCCCCGGCTACCCCTGCGGCCACACCGGGACAGTCCATCAAACCCGAGACATCGTTGCTCTACACCGAAGAGACGCCGGAAGCAGCGTTTGCCCGTAAAGAAGCTGAGATGGAGAAGCGGTTCCCGAGCGAGCTGAAAGACCGGCTCGAAGACCTCAAGGCGCAGGGGCAGCAGGCTGTCAAAGACCGTGACGCAGATCGCTGGTTGGCTGTGGCTATGGGTGGGTTCGCTGCGGCTGCTGGCCAGTCGCCATATGCACTGCAGAACTTCGCTCAGGGTCTGGGCATCACGACGAAAGAGATGCGGGGCATCAACAAAGACTTCCGCAAGGCCGAAGACCTCCGCAAACAGATCGAGCGCGAGGAGCGCAAGGCCAACCGTCTGGAAGGGATGCAGAAATACGATGTGGCTGACAAAGCCCGCACCCGCGTGGAAGACATCACAAGGGACGCGCAAAAAGCGGATGCTATGTATAAAGCAAAACTGGAAGAGCTGGCGATCAAACGCACTGGGCTGGACATCGAGCGGGAGAAAGTCAAAGCAAGCCGAGAAGGCACCGCTGCGTATCGGGAAGCTGCGCTTGAATCCAGAAACATCACGGCGTTTAACAGTGCAGTGCAAAAAGAAAAAGATTCGCTCCAGAAATCCTTGGGGATGATGTCAGCCACACCGGAGCAAATTGAACAGCAAGCAATCCGCAACGTAATTACCAGAAATCCAAAGTTTGCGGGTTTGGCGGGTGTTTCTGCGACTGAGACTCCGACTGCACCGACCCTGCCGAAAGGTGTGAAAGTCACGAGGGAATAATGCCAGTCTATCGCGTTGAAATTCCGGGCAAGGGCAAATTTCGGATTGATTCGCCGGAGGACTTGTCTGATGAGCAGGCATACCAAGCTGCACTTACGCTGG